TAATTGGTTAGCTCGATTATGGTATGGTCCGGACTTCGATGAATTGATGCTGAAAGCAAATCGACGAAAATCAAAACGAAAAAAATGAAAAAAGGCCCCGCATTGACGCGGGGTTTTTTATTTGGTAGGATATGCGACATATCTTATATGAGGGTTAAACAATGTTAAAAACTGTTGAAATATCACGGGCAAAGAAAACCAAAGGAATAGCCGTAACATATCGGGCGGGCAAAAATGATATGTTTGGAACATGCCCCAGCACTTGCAAGCTTAACGATAGCGGCAAAGGTGCAAGCGAAATTGATCAAGAATATTTAGACGCCTTACTTGACGCCGTGCCGCGCAAGGGGGTTGCGTTCACTTATACGCATTTTAATTGGATTGATTGGTCGCGCAAATTAAAACGCGGTAAAACCGTTATCAATTATTCCGCGGACAACTTACACGACGCTGCAATTGCGGCGGGCGCGGTTCCGACGGTTACCGTTGTTAATGAGGCGAAATGGCAAGGAAAAAAATCATTTTGTGTTGAACTTGAAATTGAATATGCGCGGGATGACGTTCCGAACGAAAAACATACCGTTGTGAGATGCCCTGCGGAATATCGCAATATATCTTGTGCCCAATGTGGAAACGGTGAACCTTTTTGCGCAAGGCTAAAACGCGATTTTATTGTAGGATTTACCGCGCATGGTCCGAATAAGCGCAAGGCCGCGGATGAAAACGCGCAAGGCGGTTGCTATGGTGCGCAAGGAAATTGTCGCATTTGGTGGACTGAAACAAGCGAAACGGTTCAAGATGAAACGGACGCGGAAAAACTAAAGCGCTTTGTTTCTGGTTTGCCGCCGCGTTCAATTATTCGCCATCATGTGGCGGGGGATATAGGCGAAAATTAAAGCTTGCATAATATGCGATAATATAAGAGAATAGGGGCGGGCAATTCCGCCCTTTTTTATGAGGTTAAAAATGTTGAACTTGGAAAACGAAACTGGAACGCTTCAAAAGCTTTTGCAAACTGTACTGGAACAAAAAAACAGAAAAGAAGACTTTGTGACATCAACAGTGAACTTGCAAAAAACAACGGACGCGGACGGAAACGCGAAAATCGTTATTGAAGCAAGGGGCGGGGAACCAACCCGCATTTTGAACATTAATTCCCACGCGCAAGGGCAGATTGCCGCCGCCGCCGAAATTGATACAAGGACGGCCCGCCGGTTGCAGGAAAATTATCCGGTCGAATATGACGCCCTTATAAATGCGCGTTGGCAGCGCGAACCGGCCAACCGCATGGTCCGGACCTTTTTAGACGGTGACGAAACGTCCGGAACGGCGCGGGCGTTTGTTTCTGACAAATTCAAAACTTTTGACAATGCGGACCTTTTAGAAGCGGCATTGCCTCAATTGATTGAAAGCGATGCGCAATGGAAAATCGTTAATTCGACCGTGACCGAAAAGCGCTTGTATATGCGGTTAAAAAGCGAAGTCCAAACCGGCGAGGCCGCGGTTGGGGATCATATGGCAAACGGGATTGGCTTTTCTAATTCAGAAGTTGGGGCGGGTTCCGTAAACGTTTACCAAGTTTATTGGACGCTGGCTTGTTTGAACGGTATGCAAACCGAAAACAGAACGCGTTCAAGTCATATAACCAGCGCACGGGATAGCGCCGACTATGGACTTTTGAGCAATGAGGCAAAAGACGCGGACAATAAAGCGCTTGCACTTAAATTGCGCGACTTGGCGGGCGCATATGCCAGCCGTGAAAGCTTTGACCAAATTCTCGACAAAATGCGGGCCGCGCACGGCGATGTAGTAGAGGGCGAATTTACAGAAATTCCGGAGCGCGTCGGATCAATCTTGAAATTGACGAAAAAAGAAAATTCCGACGTCCTAAACGGTTTGATGCAAACCCTGCGTCAAGATGGATATAACAACGCGGCGCAACCGATCACACGTGCAACGCTGGTCAATGCCTTGACGGCGGTTGGTAATACTTGCGACGCGGATGAAGCGGACATGTGGCAACAGCGGGGCGGAAAGCTTTTGAATTTATCGGACCGTGAGTGGCAGCGCATTGCCGCATAAAACTTTTCATTTTACATAAGCGCATATATGCGTTTATATGGGGGCGGGGCAATCCCGCCCCTTTTTCTATTTATGAGGTACACAATGGAAAACGCCCAAACTTTAAACCCCGTCTTTGCTCGCCATAATGAGGACTTAGAGCGTGAGAACGCCGAATTGCGCGACAATGTTAAAATGTTAAAACAACGCCAAAAGGATTTTGGCGACGCATTTCTTGAATTGTTTGGCTCCCGTTTAGACGCGCATTTTGAAAATGCGCTCTCTGACTTCGACGTAATGCAGGAAGTGAATAACAATATCACCGACTTGGACACCAGCGGGCTGGACATTGACTTGTGGGACCATGAGGATGAGATCCGAGACATCCTTAATTCTATTTTGAAAAACAGGACAATCAAATTGGAGCTGTATTGATGAACATTGATCGAGAATATGGCACGTTTGCCGATACCGTGAACCGTGAACAGTTTGGAGCGGTTTTGCAAAAGTATTGTCAGAACAGCGACGGGGCGTCCGATTTGGCGGAAATGCTGGCCCGCGTTCAGCCTACCATAGGCATGGACGGCGCTATCGTCCTGCAGTGGCGGGGCATGTGGCTTTGCATAGAGCGCGACGGTTATACACATTCTTGACCGTTGTGGGATAATATGCGATCAAGGGGCAGGGCAATCCTGCCCCTTTTCTTTATGAGGTGAACGAAATGAAAAATTTAATCGAAGAAGTGAAACGCCACGCGGTGAAAAACTATAACAGCAACGGCTGGGACGTTTTAGTTGAGTGTTGGGACGACGGGGAACTTTTGGAACGCATAAGCGAAGCGAACGCCCAAACGCCCGACGCCGCCATCAAAGCTTGCCAGCGCTGGGTAGAACTTTACGACGAGCAGCGCCGCGCAATTAGAAATGAGGCGTTTTAAGATGAAAAGTATCACTAGACACACTGGCACACTTGAACTTGTGGAACGCATGAAAAATTCGCTTAATGGAAACCCTCAATTTATGCTTGCTCTTATTGAGCACTCAGAGCAGCGTCTAGGGTGGAAATTTCGCACAAAGGCAAATGCCATGCATGCCTATAAAGTAGAGGGTTTTTTAGGAAAAAAGGTGACCGTCACGATAGGCACTTATCGCGGCAATGCAACGCTAAACACTATTGAGGAGGCATTTTAGTTTAACCGCGAATTGATCCCAATTGATAACTGGCCCGCCTTTGCGCGGGCCTTTTTATTTGTGTTTAAGACTTGCGCCCGTCCTCCGCCTTCTTTGCGCCTTAAACCTACCGGCGGGATCCGCGGGCGGTGGGGATCGGTTCGAACCGCCCAGTTCGCGGCCCAAACCCACCGGCAGCCGGTGCGGTTCGCGCTGCAGTTTGGCGGGGATCCGCGGCCCGCGCTGGTCGTCGCCAGATCCACCGGCGGGCGTTCGCGGCCCGCGTTTGATGTCACCGGCAACGCTGGTTTGCAAACATCGCGCAGCCGCCGGATGTCGGCGATCCGGATCGGGTCCCCCGAATATCGGGTCAAAAACCGACATTTTCGCGCCAAAATCCGCCGTTTTCGCGCCGCGGCCCCGTGGCGAGCCCACGGGTGCATGGGCCATGTTTTTGACAAATAATCATGTAGAAAATAATATTGATTTGGGTTAATTTAGATAAAGTCGCATAGGGGCCCCGCATGAATGCAACCGTTGGTTCAATCGAAGATCGAATGCTAAAACTACAGTTGCGTTTGGCGCAGTTGGAGAAAAACGAATTAGCGCAAAATAATTTTCTACATTTTGTACATGCGATGTGGCCTGAGTTTATATCTGGTAGGCACCACAAAATCATTGCGGAAAAGCTTCAACGCGTCGCGAGCGGCGAGTTAAAACGCTTGATTATTAACATGGCACCGCGGCACACGAAGAGTGAGTTTGCGTCTTTTTTGTTTCCTGCTTGGATGATGGGCCGTAATCCGGGGATGAAAATTATTCAGGCGACGCACACGACGGAGTTGGCGGTTAATTTTGGTCGTAAGACGAAGAATTTGATTGACAGTGATGAGTACAAGGCGGTGTTTCCGGAGGTTCGTTTGGCGGTGGACAGTAAGGCGTCTGGTCGTTGGGACACGAGCCGTGGTGGGATGTATTATGCTGTTGGGGTTGGTTCGAACTTGGCGGGTCGTGGTGGTGATTTGGTGATTATTGACGATCCTCATTCTGAGCAGACGGCTATGAGTAACAGTGGGTTTGATGATGCTTGGGATTGGTATACTGGGGGTCCCCGCCAACGTCTTCAGCCGGGGGGTAGTATAGTTTTGGTTCAGACTCGTTGGTCGGAGAAGGACATGACGGGTCAGTTGTTACGGGCGATGGCGAAGGATCCATTAGCGGATCAGTGGGAGGTAGTTGAGTTACCTGCTATTTTTGATGATGGTAAGCCGTGTTGGCCTGAGTTTTGGAGTATTGAGGATTTAACGGCGGTGAAGGCATCTATTCCGCCGAGTAAGTGGAATGCGCAGTATCAGCAGAATCCTACGGGTGAGGAGAATGCGATTATACCGCGGGAGTGGTGGCGTCGTTGGGAGGGTGAGAACATACCTAATTTGCAGTATGTGATACAGAGTTATGACACGGCGTTTACGAAGCGTGAGCGGTCTGACTTTAGTGCGATTACGACGTGGGGAGTATTTTATCCGGAGGAGGCTGGTCCGCCTAATTTGATTTTGTTGGATGCGAAGAAGGGTCGTTATGATTTTCCTGAATTGAAGGCATTGGCTTTTGAGGAGTATGAGTATTGGGAGCCTGACACGGTTATTATTGAGGCGAAGGCGAGTGGTTTGCCTTTGACGCATGAGATGCGGCAGACTGGGATACCTGTTGTAAATTTCACGCCGAGCAAGGGGAATGACAAGGTGAGTCGTGTTTTTGCGGTAAGTCCGTTATTTGAGGCTGGTATGGTTTGGGCCCCTGACAAAAGTTGGGCGGATGAGTTAATTGAGGAGGTTGCGGCGTTTCCGGAGGGGGAGTATGACGATTTGGTTGACAGTATGACGCAGGCTTTGATGCGTTATCGTCAGGGGAATTTTATTCAATTGCCAACAGATGATTGGCAAGATGAGGAAAAGTCTGTTATGGTAAGGTCGTATTACTAGGAGAGTTCTATGGCGAGATCACCTATTGGCGGATTAATGGACAGGAATGTTCCGTCTCAATTGGACATGTCTGATTTAGAGGCGGAGTTGGAGTTAGAGATACCTGATTCGCGAGAGACTCCTTTGATGCTTGACGGCGACGAGGAGATTGAGATTGTCGAAGAGGATGACGGTGGTGTTCTTGTAGACTTTGATCCGTCGGAAGATTTTGATGATATGGATTTTGGTGCCAACTTGGCGGAGGTTATGGATGACCGCGAGTTGGGTGCTATTTCTTCTGAGTTGCTGGGCGAGTTTGATGCGAACAAGGCCAGTCGTCAGGAGTGGGAGGATGCGTACACGGAGGGTTTAGAGCTTCTTGGGTTTAATTACGAGGAGCGTACTCAACCGTTTCGTGGAGCCTCTGGTGTGACTCATCCGCTTTTGGCGGAAGCTGCGACGCAGTTTCAGGCGCAGGCGTTTAATGAGTTATTACCGTCGTCGGGGCCCGTTCGGACGGCAATTATGGGCGACGAGACGCGGGCCAAGCAGGAGCAAGCGTCGCGTGTTCGTAAGTTTATGAATTACTATATTACGAATGTTATGGAGGATTACACTCCAGACATGGACCAGATGCTGTTTTATCTGCCTTTGGCGGGTAGTACGTTTAAGAAGGTGTATTATGATGAGGTGATGGGCCGTGCGGTCAGTAAGTTTGTTCCTGCGGAGCATTTGGTTGTTCCGTATGAGACGTCTGATTTGGACACGTGCAGCAACATTGCGCATGTAATACGGATGAATTTGAATGATTTACGCAAGCAACAGTTGGCGGGTGTATATCGTGATATACCTGTTATACCGCAGCAAGGTGCGGCGGATGAGGTTCAGGGTGAGTTGGACCGTATTACGGGATTTGAGCCCGGAAGTATTGATTATGACTGCACTTTGATTGAGTTTCACGCCAATTTGGACCTTGATGGGTTTGAGGATGAGGATGAGGACGGCGAGCCTACGGGCATAAAAGTACCTTATATTGTGACGATTTCGCAGGATAATGGTCAGGTTTTGTCGATTCGGCGTAATTATCGCGAGGATGATCCGTTAAAGCGCAAGATACAATATTTTGTGCATTACAAGTTTTTACCGGGTTTTGGTTTTTATGGGTTGGGATTGATCCATACGATTGGCGGTTTGTCACGGACCGCCACAGCGGCGCTGCGGCAATTAATCGACGCTGGTACGTTGTCCAATCTCCCGGCGGGCTTCAAGGCCCGCGGACTACGGATCAGGGACGACGATGATCCGTTGCAGCCGGGTGAGTTCCGCGACGTGGATGCACCCGGTGGGGCGATTCGTGACAGCCTCATGCCGCTACCATTTAAGGGACCGGACCAGACGTTGTTTAATTTGTTGGGTTTTGTGGTTCAGGCGGGTCAGCGGTTTGCGACGATTACTGATTTGAAGGTTGGTGATGGTAATCAACAAGCTGCGGTTGGTACGACATTAGCGATGTTGGAGCAAGGTACGCGTGTAATGAGTGCTGTTCACAAGCGGCTTCATTATGCGATGCGTATTGAGTTTAAGTTGCTTGCCCGTGTGATGAGTGAGTTTTTGCCGCAGGAGTATCCGTACAGTGTCGCGGGCGGTGATCAGTCGGTGATGGCGTCTGATTTTGATGACCGTGTAGATATTATTCCTGTAAGTAATCCGAATACGTTTAGTCAGGCGCAGCGGATAGCTTTGGCTCAGACTAAGATGCAGTTGGCGACGTCGGCCCCTGAGTTGCATAATATGCATGAGATTTATCGTGATATGTATGAAGCGATTGGTGTGAGCGATGTTGACCGGTTAATGAAGAAGGTTCCTGACGAGGAGCCGCGGCCCACGGACCCTGCATCTGAGAACATTAATGCTATGGATATGGTTCCATTGGTTGCGTTTCAGGGTCAGAATCATCAGGCACATATTATGGCGCATTTGGTTTTTGCGTCGAGTCCTATGATTGGGGGTATGCCGCCTGTTGCGATGGCGATGCAGAAGCACGTTATGGAGCATGTAAAGTTGCAGGCGGAAGAGCAGGCGATGATGCAGTTGCAGCAAGCTGGTCCGATGCCCGCGGAGCAACAGGAGATGCAGTATCAGGCTTTGGTTGCACAGGGTGTGGCGCAAGGTTTGCAGCAAGTGAAGCAGATGAGTGCGCAGATATCTGGTGCGGGTCAACCGGATCCGTTGGTAAAGTTGAAAGAGCAAGAGTTGCAGATCAAGGCTCAGTCGGAGCAGGCGGATGCTCAGAACGATCAGGCGCGATTGCAGCTTGAGGCCCAGAACCAACAGATGCGTATGGAGCAATTTGAGAAGCGTTTGGCGAGCCAAGAGGCTCAGACGGCGGCTCGCATAGACAGTGCGATGCAGCGTGAACTTTTGAAGCAAAGGGGTCAGTAATGAAAGAACCTAAAATTCTAAGCATGTCCCAATATTCGATGGGTCTTGTGGACGCCGCAGAGGGATCAAAGGCCGTGGCGGGCTCAGTGAAAAAACCCAAAAAACCGGGCGGTGGTTTGATTGCTGGGGCCCGCGGATCAAAAACGGCTGCGGACCTTACTAAACGTAAAAAAGTTAAACTTCGTGGTGGTGGGGGAGGTGCTATGTTAAATTTAAATAAGTTGGCCTCTGGCACAGAGATGCCGAAGATGAAAAAGCTTAAACGCGGTGGTCCCGTAAGAAAAAAATAGGAGTTTAAAATGGCACGAACCACGCCCTCATCCGACAAGGTTCGTCTTTCTGGTAGAGAGAACATGCGGAGAAATAAGCTGCGCAAAGAAAACCCTAATTATCCAGACAAGATTTTACGGGATCGGTTCGGCCCTCCGCCGGGCAAACCTGTTCGTAAAGTCCCTGATATGCCTTTATATCAAAGTACGATAGCAGGTTTCCTGAAATCTAACGATGGTAGCCCTGTAAAGAAGAAGAAGTAGGAGTTTAAAATGGCAAGTGTAAAGATTGTAACTAATACACCGGGTGCTGCGCAAAAGGCGCAACCGTATGCTGATATTAAAGATCAGGGCCGTATTCCATACAAGCAGATGGAAGACGTTGCTACGCCTAACACGGCGAAGGCGAAGGTGACTACGGGCAAGAAGCGTGGTATGGGTGCGGCTCTCCGCGGCTCACGGTTCGTGAATGCTTGACCTATGTCTAAGGACGATAAGTGGGTGAGTTCGAAGATAAAGAAGCTTATGGATGAGGGCTATAAGCAGAAGCAGGCGGTTGCTATTGCTTTGGACATGAACCGGCAGCGGAAGAAAAAGCCGCGTAAAAAAGTTTAGTGTGTGTACTGGTCGCAATTTTTTGGGGCCATTCGTTTTCTTTTGGGCTTTATAAGGTTTGTACTTACGATTGTGGGTATGACAGACCTAAATACCTGTGGTACGATGAGGCATACACGGTGGGACCCGACTATGTATGCCCGGCGAGGTTTTATGAGGGTTGCGCTTGCATATTTTCTTAACTTTTCTTATAAAAAGACAGAAATATAGGATTTTTTAAGGAAATGGATGAAATTTACGTTGCGGAAGCGGTGTTTCGTATTATAAGGGAACGTAGACATGCCGTTGTTGACCTGATGCAGTATGGCAACGTCAAGTCTATGGAGCAATATCGTGAGCTTATGGGGAACATGGAAGCCCTAAATCACGTGGAACAGGAACTCAAGGGCCTGCTAGATAAACAGGAGCGTAGTGTTGACTAAGGTTGACCTTAAAAGCGTCGAAGACGCGGTAAAAAATCTTTCGGACGCGTATCAAGCTCCGAAAGTTCTCAATCCCGAAGCCATTGATGGAACGTTACTTGATCGGATGCCTTCACCCACGGGTTGGCGCATTCTAATTTTGCCTTACCGCGGCAAGGGTAAGACCGAATCTGGTCTGTATTTACCCGACCAAGTTGTAGAGCAAAATCAGGTTTCAACTCAGGTGGGGTATGTTTTGAAAGTAGGGCCGCTTGCGTACCAAGACGAGGAAAAATTTCCGAATGGGGCGTGGTGCGAGGAGCGCGATTGGGTTATGTTTGCTCGATACGCGGGTTCTCGTTTTAATATAGACGGCGGCGAAGTAAGAATTTTGAATGATGACGAAATTCTTGCTCGTATAACGGATCCTGCAGATATACTTCACTATTAGAGGCAGAAATGGCAAAAGAAGATCAAATCGAACTAGATTTAGACGATTCTGAAGAAACTGAAATTGAGTTAGACAGTCCTTCGGAATCTGATGTTGAGGTTTCAGAACCGGACGCTTTTGAGAAAGCGGAAAGTAACACCCAGAAGCGCATTGATCGTTTGACGAAAAAAATGCGGGAAGCGCAACGCCGCGAAGAAGAAGCTTTACGGTACGCAAAAAGTGTTCAAGAAGAGTCCAATCAGCTTCGGCAACGATTTGACGCTTTGGACACCAGCTTTGTTAGCGAGTACGAAAGTCGGGTCACCACCCAGATGGATCAGGCGGAGCAAGCTTTGGCCCGTGCTATGGAAATTGGTGACACGGCTGCGGCGGTTGAGGCAAACAAGCGCATAGCATCTTTGGCGATTGAAAATGATCGGTTGTCTCAAGCAAAACGTCAACAGGAAAGCCGGGTTCAATACGCGCAGCAACAGCAACCTCGTCAACAGCCTCCAGAGATGCGTCGTCCAGACGCTAGGGCGCAGGAGTGGGCGGCTCAGAATGACTGGTTTGGTCAGGATGAGGCGATGACTTTTGCGGCTTTTGGCATTCATAAACGGCTTGTTGAGAGCGAAGGGTTTGACCCGGCGACCGAAGAGTATTATACTGAACTTGATCGGCGTATTAGCGAAAAGTTTAATATGCCCGCAAAAACCACCAGTAGACGGCCCGCTCAGACCGTGGCTGGGGTATCAAGAACCTCTGGGCGCAGCAGTGGGAAGAAGGTTAGACTCACCCCTAGCCAAGTCGCAATTGCGAAGAAATTGGGTGTGCCGCTTGAAGCATACGCGAAGTACGTGAAGGATTAAGCCATGTCAGATACAGTAAAGCGAACTCCTCGCGCAAATGAAATGAGAGAGAAAACGGCGCAGCGTAGGCCGTGGGCTCCTCCCTCTATGTTAGATGCACCGCCTGCACCGGATGGATTTCGGCATCGTTGGATCCGCGCAGAAACGCGTGGTTTTGATGATACTAAGAATATTAGCGCGAAAATGCGCGAAGGTTGGGAATTAGTTCGAAAGGACGAATATCCTGATTTTGAGGCCCCGGTTGTTGATTCAGGTAAGTACGAAGGTGTTTTTGGCGTAGGCGGTTTAGTTTTGGCTCGCATCCCAGATGAGACTGCAGAAGAACGTAATGCGTATTATCAACGACGTAACGCGGATCAGGTACAAGCGGTTGATTCTGAGTTGATGGCTCAAAACCAACATTCAACCATGACGATTTCTAAACCAGATCGTCAGACTCGTGTAACCTTCGGTGGCCCTCGACGGTAGTTAGGGTCGCTCTGATAAGGAGAAAAACAAATGGCAAACCAAGATACTGCCTTTGGTCTTCGTCCTATCGGGCTTAACGGCGCAGGAGCAAACACCACTGGTGTAACTCAGTATGAGATTGCATCTAACAATACAAACGCCATTTACCAGTATTCGCCAGTAATCCCTCTGGCGGCTGGGGTGATTGATATTGTTGGCAATGCCAACGGTGGTACAGTTCCCGCACTTGGAGTCCTTATGGGCGTAGAGTATGTTGATAGTTCTACAGGTAAATCAACTTGGAAAAACTATTGGCCCGGTTCAAACAACGTAAGCGTTGATACGAACCATCCAGTAAAAGCCTTCGTGGCGGACAACCCCAATCAATTGTTTATGGTTGCAGCAGACGGCAGTTCAACTGACCGCGCTACTGCACTTTCGAACATCTTTGCAAACGCCTCTTTGGCGACTGCAACTTCGGGGTCCACAGCAAACGGTCGTTCAACTGCAGAGCTTGATATCTCATCAGTTGCGACTACTGCGACACTGTTCATGCGTGTTGTCGGCCTCACGGGCGACGTTGCGAACTTGGACTATGACGCAGCGGGTGTGAACTATGTTGTTCGTTTTAACTTCCACCACAACGCGCCTTGTTCGAGTTCTGATTCTCAAACAACCGCGGCGTCCACAGGCATTTAAGGAGGGCTGAAATATGGCTATCTCTCGCGCACAATTAGCGAAAGAGTTGGAACCCGGCCTTAACGCCTTGTTCGGACTTGAGTATGATCGTTACGAAAACGAACATGCCGAAATCTTTGAAGAAGAATCTTCGGATCGTGCATTCGAAGAGGAAGTGATGCTCGGTGGATTTTCCACAGCACCTATTAAAGCTGAAGGCGCTGCCATCAACTTTGATGATGCACAGGAAACATACACTGCGCGTTACACACATGAGACAATTGCTCTTGCGTTTTCTATTACGGAAGAAGCAATTGAGGACAATCTTTATGATCGTCTCGCATCTCGTTACACCAAAGCTCTGGCTCGCTCTATGGCGCAGACAAAGCAAATCAAAGCAGCCAACATTTTGAACAATGCGTTCAACACGGGTGCTAATGCAATTGGTGATGGTGCGGCTCTGTGTTCTTCGGCACACCCATCATTGTCTGGTAACCAGCGCAACCTTTTGTCAACTGCGGCAGACCTCAACGAGACTTCTCTTGAGCAAATGCTAATTGACATTGCTGGTTTCACTGACGAACGTGGTTTGAAAATTGCCGTTCGTGGTATGAAGCTTATTATTCCGAAAGAGCTTCAGTTCATCGCGGAGCGTGTACTTAATTCAAATCTGCGTCCGGGCACAGCGGACAATGACACCAACGCAATGCGCAGCATGGGGATGCTTCCTGACGGAGCGGTTGTAAACCACTTCCTGACGGATACTGATGCATTCTTCATCAAGACTGATGCGCCAAACGGTTTCAAATATTTCAACCGTTCAGCCATCAAGACTGCGATGGAAGGTGACTTTGACACTGGCAACATGCGCTTTAAAGCACGTGAGCGTTACAGCTTCGGTGTTTCCGACTGGCGTTGTGTTTTTGGTACACCCGGCGCATAAATTGTGCTACAATAGGGGGACTGATGGTATTTCATTAGTCATCCTCCCTGTTAAACTAGGGGCTACTTCGGTAGCCCCTTTCTTTTTAAAAATTTCTGTGTATACTTTGATTATCCCTGACAGCCAATAGGCTGACACACCCAAAGACAGGAGATCAAAATGGGTCTAACTACCTTTTCAGGTCCCGTTCGCTCTGAACGCGGCTTTACGGCTGTAGGATCAACCGCAGTTGTAAATATTACGGCAGAAACAACTCTCACATATGCAGATCACGTAGGTCGTATCATTGAAATCAATGATGCAGACGGTGCGGTTACGCTTCCAGCAATCACCAGCGACACCATTGGTGCAACCTACAAGTTCTTTGTAGGCACCACTGCTTCTGACTTGGATATCAAAACAGATGGCACAGATAAGTTTGTTGGCAATCTCGTTCTTGCCGCCGCCGCCACTTCTCAAGCTAGGGGTTTCGCTCCTGCAGCAAGCAACGATGTCATTTCTATGAACGGCACCACTACAGGTGGTATTGCTGGTTCTGTTGTGGAAGTCACTGCGATTGCAACTGCAGAATATCTGGTCACTGGCACTCTTTTAGGTTCTGGTACACTAGCTACACCATTTGCAGACTCATAAGGGGGTGTAGATGGCTAATTCAGACGTAAAATCAAAACGTCTGACGGGAACAGGCGGGGCCTCAGTGGGCCGCGCCCGTTTGCGACAGGTACAGGTTTTGACAGCGGCGGGCGCAGGACGCCTTACGTTAACTGACGGAAACGGCGGAAGCACGGTTTTGGATTTGGATTTTCTAGCGTCTGATTCCCATTCCGTTAACATTCCAGACGAAGGTTTATTGTTTACAAGCGATATTTATGTTGGCACTGCCACAAATATCACTGCAATGACGATATTCTATAGTTAGGAAATGCCATGTCCCGCGAAATAAGTTCAATTTCCAGAGTTGGAACTAGCGAGCCGTTTGAGCTTCAAGTTGCTCGTGGGCAAATATCATTCCATAAAACGATATTTAAGTTTGGCTACAACAACGATGTTGGAAACACAAAAGAAACCATCTGGGAACAAGGTGGTTTATACGCTTATCCTGCATCAGCTACAGTAATGACTGTATCAAGCAGTTCAACTGATGACACTGCCGCAGGTACTGGTGCAAGAACGGTTGAACTTTTTGGCCTAGATGGTGACTACAACGAAATAAACGAAGTTGTCACATTGAATGGGCAAACTGCTGTTAACACCACAAAATCTTACCTACGGATCAATCGTGGCATTGTTCGCAGCGCGGGTAGTGGTGGTGCAAATGCTGGTATAA